TTATTTAATGCTTGGTGACAGGCTTTTTCCATGCATTAAATAAGGCAATGTTTGTGCCTGATGTATAAAAAAACTTCTCTAGAAGCTTTTTAATTGAGACTAGTTCCTTGGTCGAGAGACTTTTCAGGTCTTCCATCCTTGGAAATGATATCGTCGATTCCATCATACAGACTAAGTAAGGCGTTATTAGTCAAATGCTTTTTTTCTATAAAGGGTCTGAATACCCCCCGTATTTCCTCTTTATCTTTTACCTTTGTGAGCTCGCTCTTTATAAGATCGCAGGTTCTTTTATCTATAATATCTGTTTCAAAATCTCTTATCGGCTTTTTGTTCTTAAAATCATTCAAGGCTACTTTTTTCCATTTTCTAATCTCCTGAATATAATCACCCTGCGAAGCTCTGGCTTGGGAAGGAATCGGTAATCTATTTGTGTCAGATGGTTTCATTTGAGTAGGAGGTTTATAAGGTGCAATCGGCTGTTGTCCTGCCGCACTTTGAGCAGCTAAGTCTTTTAAGAACATAGGCCCAACTGGAGTCATAATAAACGGATCTTTGATACCTATCGGCTTTAATCCTTCGCCCAATCTCCACTCATCAACGGCCATCAAGCCTGCGTTAATAAGAGAAGTAACAACTTTGGCCTCATCAACTTTATTGGTAGGATCGATATTTGTCCAAGTAAATTGAAGTTCTGGATGTCCTAAATCATCCTGAACCATCCTGTCCATTATCTCTTTCAAGAAAAGTGCTGTCGGGAAAAGTCCTCTTTCACGTCCAGCCTCCCATAAGCTTTGAGCACTTGAACGGTTAACATCAAAGTTAAATCCAATAGCGGAGGGATGTAAGCCAAAAGCTGAACAAGTTGTCTGAAGTAGCCACTTCTCAAACCTCTCAAATGTCATATCTGCCGTTTGTCGAGCTGGCTGATATTTCATCCCCTCTGGTAAGAATTTAAGTTTTCTCTGGAATCTGGGGTCGCCCGAAAGCATGGCATCCCAAGCTTCCTGCCATTCTTTTAGCTGGTCACGAGAACTGGCGATATCTCTTGGTAAGGTAACAAACCCTTCAGGAATATTTCCCTCAGTCAAAAAGCCAAGACTATATGCCTGAAGCTTTAGTGCGGTAGTTACAGTTATAATTAAGCTTTCAAGAGGAGCTAAACCGTAAGCACTATGAGTTCGTGGATTCATCATTGCATATATAAGATCTTCTGTGGTCAACTCTGCGACTTCCTGACCATTTATCTTCTGAATGTATGCTATCGCAGGAGGTTCTGGAGTAGTACCATCATTTTCAAGTTTTAATACAATAGTTGCTCCATCAACAGGAAGATACCCAATTATATCTCCACGCCTATTTTTCTTTCTGTAAATGGCGACTGCATCTATAACTAATAAGTCTTCTAAAATCTGCTTTATCCAGTTAGTAAATGAAGAATCCTTTTTCCCCGTAGGATATTTGAAAAGCTGCTTCAGTTTTTTGGAGTTTTCTATATTTTTCTTATCCTGAACTGTTTCATCCGTTATCTCCACTGGTGTAATTGCCCAATCAAGATGAGTTATTTGAGTCTTTCTATATTCAACACATGCACGAGCGATAGGATAAAAATCTGCAAATTCCCTTAATGTTTTATTACCAACTCCAAGAGAGAAAGGTTTTTCGTTAGTTGTTCTTTGAAGTCCGTAGCTTGAAGGGCTAAAACGCATTATATCTACGGCATTAGCTTTGCTAACTTCTTCTTTTACTTTTTCGTCAACAATCTTTTTAATTGTAGAACCACCAACTCTAGTTATAATTCTGTCAAGCAGGTTAGCCATATTATCCCAAAGTTACTCCTTTTTGTCGTACAAGATTTGCCCATCCAGCAATTGAATTTGGTCCTAAGCTGGAATCATTTGGTTCTTTGTACGAATCGAGAAGGGCTTGCCCTAATGTGCCTCTTTGTACCGCAATCTGATTGTAGTTAGCTGCGTGTAAAAAGTGATCTGGCCCTCTTTCCATCCACCTCGCCTCTTCCCTTCCATTCCTTAAATTCATTACCGTCTGTCTGGTCATCGCCGTCATCTGTTCGTAAAAGTTTTTGATGTACTTGGCGTTGGATGGCAATTCGATCAACTCATTCTGTATGTCACTTACAAGATAGTCTAAAGAAATCGTCCTGTCAATATATACTTCCGATTTGAAGTCATCGAAAAGGAAATAATTTTGGACATCAAATTTTCTAGTCGGATAGTAAGCAGCAAAAACCTTACCATAAAATTTCTCAATCATTTCTTTAACCTGTTTAGTTTCAGGCTTTGCATCAATAACCAGAACTTGAATCTGGAATCTTCTCATCAGTGACTCTATTGAATCCATTGGCCCAAAAAACTCACTGACCGTACCAATCCAGACGTATCTTAATTTATCTCCAATCTTTTTACTTATAATCATATGGTGTCTATCTTCTCCCACGTCAACACCAGCAAAACAACCAGTTACATAATTCGGGGCTTCGTAGTTCTGAGTGCAGTTACCCAACTCCGACAACAAAAGAGTTTTTCCTTCAGCCTCATAGGGGAGGCCCAAAACTTGGTTATAAAATTGCTGTATTCCAGAAAATCCAGTTTCCTGAGATTTTTCGTAGGATTCTATTAACTCCTTAACTGTTCTTCTGGGATTATGTACTCCACTTATTTTATATCCGTGAATATTGCTTTTAGGATTTTGAGCAACCCATCTTCCTATCTTCAATCTATTTATAGGTTTCTTACATTGTTTGCAAACAGTTTTCTTTCTTTTGAAGTCAATGTTAAAAAAGAAGTCAAGTTCTTGTTCCAGCTTACAATGTTTGCAGGTAAGCATCCAAACCCTCTGGTCGCTTTTTAGATAAGATTCATTGACTCCCTTTCCTGGATAAGTCGGAGTTGAAGCTTCTCTCCTCCAGCGTAGAGTTGAATGAAGAGTTCTTTTATCTATATAAGGGACATGTTCTTGAATAAAACGATCTCTCTCATCAAGATAAACAACATCTGCATCTACTGAGATAATCTGTTGCTGATTTTGGCTTCCACGAAGATACAGAAAATTATCCCTTATTTGTTTCAAACCGACCTTTTGTATTTTCTTTCCAGCCTCAACATTCTTTTCACTTTTTTCGTCTTTTGATAGAACACCAGTAATTCTGGAAAGGTAGTCCGAAAAATTAAAGACAGGCTCCAATCGGGCTTGAGCAAAATCAGAAAGCTGAGAAGAAGTAGGAAATACATACATGGAATTTTTACGAAGTCTATCACAAACCCAAACAGCTTCGGAGATTAATCTTTCAGACAACCCCCCTTGAGCACATTTCTGAAAGACCAAGTTCGGGTGCTGATCTTTATAAATATCGACTAGATATTTATGCTCTTCAAAGTCCAAAAATTCTCCTCTGGAATTGACCCACACGCTTCTGACCCAAGTGAAGTAACTATCCAGCTCCTCACTCGTCAGCTTCTCCTTTGCTTTCGACAATAACGCCTTTTCCAGTTCTTCTAACTCTTTCTCTCCTAATGTCGGCAATGTATCTGAGAAGACCTTCGAAATCTTGTCCATTTACTAATTGATCAAATCTTGTCTTGGGTAAATTCAAATTTACCTGAGTAAGACTCTTTGCACCCCCCTTCCCACCAACTCTTAGAGCAGCTCTTTCCTGTTCCATTCCAGTCAGGATAAGCTTTCTTGCATCATCAACCGCTTTTATTTCAAGACCTCCCAAAGCCTTTTCCCCTTTTTCTTGCATCTTTTGAGATAACTTGGCTTGTCTTTCAAGGGCAACTTTTATTTCCTGAGTCTTATCATCAATTAAATCTCTATCAGCCCTTTCTGTAGCAAGTGTAATTATTTGCTGTTTTTCTTTCGACCAGCCACGCATCTTGGCACTTGCATACGGATTTTTCTTTCTTGGAGCCATTCCTTTGTATCGCCTAAATTCATCAACGGTTGACCAAGGCCCTTGAAGAAATTCTAATTTGAGAGCCTTCCAGTTATACGTTGGATGGCTTCTCTGAGGCATCGTCAGCTTTTCCAGAGGATATCTCACTTTGTTTCTTTCCATCTTCCCTTTCCTTTTCTAGATTATTATATACTTTTTGGAAAAGTTCGTCCCATTTTTGAGCTATCCCCTGCCAAGAATATTGCTGCACCCACTTGTAAGCTCTTTCAACTATCGGTTTAGTCTTCTCTTGATTATCATAAGCCCAAATCATTTTCTTAACAGCATCCTCAACATTTGTTAATGGTCTGATTCTCTCATAATCAGTTGATCCTATTGTCTGCCAGTCGGAAAGTCCCACGCCAGATTTTATTGGAATTCCTCTAATTTCTGATTTCTCGATATCCTCTAAATTATCATAATCGTTCCCGACAGTATTAAATATTTCTGGAATTGAAGTAATGTTCGGAGCGATATTTAAAGTCTTGGTCATAAATGATTCTGAAATCGGTAGCCCCCAACCTTCTCCAGTTGTAGCTGAAAGCTGTACATCCATAATATTATAAATCCTATTTAAGGCATCAATCGGATAACCTATGTTTTCATTGAAGTTTCCTGGGAATATCCAATCTTTGCCAAGTTCAAGGTTAAAGTTTCTGGCATATTCACCCAAAGAACCACCAACATCGTTCTCTCTAGCGTGAATATAAAGCAGAGAATCAGGTCTTCTTTTCTGGAATTCCTTGAAGATTTTCAATCGGAGTTTTTACCTTCTTAAAGAAGGATTTCTTAAACTCCATTTTCTCTTGCTCTGAAATTGGGTGAAAGTTTACAGTATCTGTTCCATGATAGATGACATCCAAGTTGAGATTAAATGGCTTCTGGAGTTTTTGATTAACTCTCTCGATTTCTTTCTTACCATATTCAGTATAAGCTATCGAGTAATCCGCAAGACCAATTGCATGTTCCACCCAATTTTCCTTAATAGGAGCATCAACTGGCCAATAGCTTACCGTAGAAAACCAATGTTCTGCTTGAAGTTGTTTTCTATAAAGAGCCTGTAAATCTTTAACCGCATCCATCATTCCTACCTCTGGAGTAAGAGTTGGTTCTTCAAAGATAAAGGGATCATTCAAAGTAAAAACTATATCATAGGCAGGTTTAAGATGAGGGTCAGCTCCTCTTAAGATATTTATGAATCTAACTCTGCCGTAGAAGTCTCCTTGAATTCCAGGTATCATCGCTGGCAAGATTCGATAAGGATATTTAACTGGATCGGGATCGAGAAAACCTAAGTCGTTAACTCCGAAAATGTCAATTATATACCGACCAGTCTTAGCGAGGTTATTAAAGATGCCATTAGCTACGACACCAAAGCCCGTCGAAACACGGGGAGAATCCATAAAACAAAGCATCCGAATTCTTTTGTCTGTTGATTTTTGTTCTTTGTTCATACTTACTAGTCTTTAATCCCCATTTCTTCATTGTTGAAAGGATGAGGAAAACAAACCTTTAAAACATCTTCTGGTGGTACAAACATTTTACCATGAAAATCTACTCCCCATTTCTTATAAAGGTAGTCTCGATTATCCTCATAAGTTCTCTTGTTCTGATCATAGAGTTCCTCATCAACTTTAATTGTCCGTGAACCATAATGATAAAATTTAGAAGATTCGGTTTTACCAGCCTTATTTCCAGATAAAAGAATCCTTGTGTGAAAGTCTGAATCCTCAAAATACCCAAGCTTTAACTTCTCATCAAACCATCCAACAGTATCTATTGTCTTTTGATTAACCATAAAGCACGAAAAGTGTGGATGTTCTGAGAAATCGGTGAGATTAGCACTCGTAGCAAGTGTTTGCTTATCAAGATGTTCAGCTGCAGACCAAAGGATAAATTCTTGGTGTTCTTCTGCAAAGCCAACAAGGTTATCTATTGCTTTTGGGTGAAAGACCAAATCATTATTGGCAACAATTACATAGTTGTTATCTTCTTTTAAAGCTGTTTTTATTCCCAGATTCCAAGCCATAGAAACAGAGTTCTCTTTGTTGTCTATTACTTTAAAATCCTTTATAGATGCATCTAAATTAAACTGTTCCCTCTTAGGATAAAATTCTGGTTTAGAGAAGTTATTGATCAAGTAAACTGAAAGTTCGTAATTTTGAGATTTGATTGTTTCTAGTGTTTCTTTGGTAAATTCAAAGAGGATATCCGAAGACAAGTAAATGGGGATGGCTATGGCAACTTTCATATATTATATTTATAACACTAGTTTCTCAAAAAATCAAATAAGAACTTGAGCAAGACGTTTTCCTATTTCTTCAACTACATTTGTAGTAACTGCGTTACCGTAACATTTGTAGGCTTGTGTGTTTGAAAGTCCTTCACACCAATCATCAGGAAAACCTTGTAACCTAGCACATTCAACTGGGGTCAATCGTCTTATTCTTGTTCCTTCACCAAGCAAGGAATCTTTAGCAATCGCTTGGCTAGTAATCGTTCCTACTACATCTTTATTTTCATTCGGTACAAGTTCCCGATACCTATTACCGAATGGGGTATAATCCTTCCCTTTCTTTTGATTTTCTTGTCTAGCTTTTCTACCTTCCTCAGTTCTTTTCCATTGCATTGGAA